CGGGCTGCCAACTCCTTTTAACCTCTTACTGCCTTTGCCCTTTCCGTTACCTTGCACGCCCTTATCTACAAACTTCCAATAGTCTTCCATTACTACCGATACCGAACGCTCACCAATAACAAGGTCAATACTTTCGTACAATACCCCCGCAGCTACCCTATCCCTCTCTACTAACTTCTCTTGCATTGCCTTAATCAATTGGTCGCAGAACGTAGCCAATAGCTTAGTCATCGTATCTTCAATGGTCGCCTCTATCTTACTTTGCCCTATTAGCATTTTTTAGCATTAAGTTTCTTAACCGTTCCTTATCCTTATAAAACGCAAGCATATTTAAAAACTGCACTACGTTTAGTTCTGTAAATGTTTCCCACTTTTCAGCGCAGTTATTCGAGAGGCTATCCAATGCTGAATACCAACCCCAACGTTCTTGGAACTGCCCGACTGCACCCGCAACAAGTTTGCTGCTTTCTCCAGTTCCGCTATCCCCTTGCTTATAAAGTAGGTTTCTATATTTGTTGTTAAACCTTTGGAAACTTGATAAAAAAAAACCGATGCAGGGTAGGCAACCGATACAGGCATATAGCGGTAGAACTCATCGGCTCGTTCCTTGTGGCTCTTACCGTTGTACTTCTCAACCACTAACTTACCGTACCAAGTCTTATGGCAGGGTAGATATAGCGTTGCCATTATCTTATGAAGATTAGCTATCGGGCTTTTAACAAACTCACTAAGGTCTATGTATTGCCCAGCTGTTAATTCACTAATAAGTAAATTGGCTTGGTAAGTTTTCCCGTTTAAGGTTATACGGTTTACCGCCTTAGCTTCGGGTAGGTTGTTAAGAAAGGATATTTTAGCCACTAACTCGGCTAACTGTTTAGGGGTAAGTTCCAAGAATATATCTTCAGGCTCACCCGTTAAAAGGCTTAGTATCTTAATGCTGTGGTCAAGTTGCTGCTCGGCATCAGTAGGGGGTTCTAACTTGGCTATCTTTATAAAAGTGCCAATAGTAACCTCTTCAAGTTTTGTCGGTATGCTTAACTTCATACCTATAATATGCTGAATTTATTTTTTGTGCCTATCTAAAGGTATAATTGCCAGTTCCTCTACGTTGAAACATCTGCCAAGCTAAGGCGTGAGCATTGACTGTATCATCATGCATACCATCAGGAGCAGAGTATTTTACCCCGTTAATAGTGTAAACGTACTCAAAGGCTTCTAACTCTTCCTGGTGAATACCATTTAAGACCGATGTACGCCCGTTCTGCAAAGCATTAGCTAACCCTAACATTAACTCTTGCTTGCTGTTTGAGTTGTATTTAAAGCCTATTACATTGCTACCGCTATTCTGCAAGTCCTCAACTATCGGGTCTCCTACCCCTGTGCTATCTATTAAGGCTTGGGTTTTACCTATTACTTCCCTTATTCTTTTGGTAGTATTGCCCCAATCCATTCTAAAGCGTTCAAAGTGGCAGATTAAGCCCATTGCGTTTAGACCTATTATTACTGTGTAGTCAACCGACTTGGCAAGGTCAATGCCATAACATACAGGTGTATCAGTTTGGATAGGTGCTACACACAGTGCAATGTAGTTTAGCCCAAAAGGGTTAGAGCCATCATCACTCGGCTCGGCTAAATACAGTTCTCTAAATACGTGTTCAGGTAAATCCCTTTGCGCTTGCTCAATCTCTTCTTGTTTTAATATTCCCGCCTCTACTGCGTGCCATGCTGTTATCTTGTGGTACTCGTAATCTTGTTCTCCTGAACGGGCTTTTTGTCCTAAGCGGTAGCCCCAATTCTTTTTGCCTTTAGCATTACCGATTAGTTTGCACTTACCATTAGTAGCTGTTAGGGTAGAACGCAAAGCAAACCAAGCCTCTTCTCTTGCCCTGGTGAACTCATCAAACACACAAGCGTAAACATCATCACCATAGAGGTTATCGGGTTTCTCGGCTGACTTGAATTGAATGATTGCACCCGTTGGTAGTGTTAACCTTAGCTTACTTTCGTTAACCGTAAAGAAACCTCTAACAGTTACTTGCTTAATCATACGCCTAAAGGCTATCTCCGCTTGGCTGTATGTAGGTGCTACCCACCAAACGGATTGGTTAGTGGTACATTGTAACGCTTGCTCAAATAACCATATAATATGGCTTGCGGTCTTGCCTGACTTGGTAGAGGCTTCGCATACGGTAAACCTTGCTTTGCTATCAAGTATTGCTTTTTGGTATGCTGTTAGCTTAGGGCGTGAATAACTTATTTGCACATTACAAAATTATAATTATATTTGCACGTCTTTCATGTTATATAAATGGTTAGTAATTGCCCCGCCTCAGCAGTGGGGCTTTTGCTTTATATGTTCCCATCTTTAAACCATTGCTTAGGGTAAGCTGTTCTTCCGTTTTCTGCATACCCATCTAATGGTAAACCCCAAAACACCCTAATCATCTTATCGTACATTTTCTCCCATGTCCGCTTATGTTCGGCTAATACTTCTTCGTTATCCATAATTATTGTATATCGTAAGAACATTCCGAAACCAAATAAAGCCCTGCCGAGTTATCAAAGGTAGGCACCTGGATAGTGTTAGTACACACCAACACCCCCTCGTACCATATCTCGGTAGTTATAAAGCCCTCCTTGTTATTGTATGGCGTTCCTTGATTGTCGCAGCTTATATCGTAGTTACGGTAAGCCTGTAAGCCTAAGTCAGGGTTATCGGTTGCATCGCCGGTATAGATAAACTCCCTACTCCAGTTAGTTGATACCATTACATCATCAACCTCGCCTTGTTGCTTTATCCCGATAGGTACATCGGTAAACACCTTGTACTCTACCTTTTTATCCTGTGGCTCTTGCTCACAGCTTGTAAAGATTATTGCCATAAGTATTAGTATTGCTTTCATTAGTCTAAGTTTAAAGTTAATTTGATAGGTCTAAGGTAATACTTATATTTCCTTTATGTTCCATTTGGTGGGCTTCAACATATCCCCTGCTGCGACCTTTAGTCTTTAAGTAAAATATAGTTGAACTCACCTCCCCGTTCTGTATCTGCTTATGCAGTTGGCTTTCTGCAAAGTCTAAGGCAACATCACAAAGGCTTTCAACTTTGGCTTTGTAATTCTCATCGGTACGCAACCATTCGTAGTGGCTCTCCCTTGTTATACCAATGGACTTAGCGGCTGTTGTAACCACACCTAAAGACTTTTCTAATGCTTCAAGCATAGCCGCCTTTTTAAGTGTAAGATTTTGTGTTTTGTCTTTTGCCATTACTCCTTAACTTTTGGTGTGTACTTTTGCCCGTTTAGCTTTATTTCCAATGTGCTATCCAAAGCAATCATGCGGTCTACTATTACTTGGCAGTACTTGGGGTCAAGTTCCATTCCGTAGCATTTGCGGTTAAGTTGGTGCGAGGCTACCATTGTGCTGCCGCTTCCAAGAAAAGCATCATAGATATTTTTCTTATCTTGGTTATCGTTTAAAGCCATTCCAATTAATGTTACTGGCTTCATTGTTGGGTGAACTGTGTTTCGCTCCCTTTTTGTCTGCCAAACATCTCCTCGCAATGTTTTTTCACCGCCAAACTTTCCGTGATATAAAATTATTTCGTGTTGCTTAAAGTATTTATCTAAATGCTGGGCTGGGTTTATTTTATCCCAAACAATAAATGCTTTTACTGGCTTCTGCAATTCCTCTAATGCTTTTCTAAATAAATGAGAGTACTGCCACGAGCAACAAACATAAAATGTATCAGAATTTATATTAAGAGCATCGTAAAGAAATTGGGTGAAATCTTCATCGCTCATTTTATCATTTGCAATTTTATCCCTTTTGTCTTTTACTCCTTGATAATCTATGTTATAAGGCGGGTCGGTAAAAACCATATCAGCCTTTTGCCCATTCATTAACTTAGCAACCGCATCGCTATCGGTACTATCCCCACACAACAACCTGTGCTGCCCAATCTCCAAAAGGTCGCCTAATACAATATCGGTTTCACTTCCACCAACAGGCACATCAAAGTCATCCTCTTCGGCATCAAGTTCGGTAGCCATATCAACAGGCAATTCCAATCCCCACTCTTCCAACTTCTCGGCTTCCCACTCATTAGCTAATATATCCCAATCCCACTCACCAAAGCCTACGTTGTCCTTAACGATAAACTCCTGTTTCTGTTCCTCTGTTAGTCCGCTTGCTTGCTTAACCCACTCCGCAGGTAGTTCTTTATATCCTAAGTGTTTAAGTGCGTTAAAACGCATATTACCGCCTGAGATAATATTGTTCTCATCTATTATAATAGGGCGTAGTTCCATCGTCTTTGGGAACTGCTCTATTGATGCACATAGCTTTTTGAACTTATCGTCTTTTATTAGACGTGGATTGTTTGGGTTGCTTTTCAGCTGTGATGTTTTCATATTGTTTTTCGTTTTCTTCGTATAGGTTTCTACCTAATCTTATTACTTGTTCTTTGCAGGCGTTACAATTCATATCGGTTGAGAAGCCTGTTGTTTCTTTTAAGTGTGCCGCTAACCCGTTTAAGTCGTGGTTGGATGTTACATAGAAGTTTGAGAAGTAGAACTCCCATATTGGTTTAAAGGTTGCAAGTTGATTAAATTGTTCTAAGGTCATAGCCGGTTATAAATTATAATTGATAATGTTGCTGCGGTTGCTGCGGTTAGTATTGCTTCTATTGGGTTAACGGTTGTTAGATGGTATGCAAGACAACTCCAAAAGGTTAGGCACTTGTTGCACTTTAGCGGGTAGGGTATTATATATCCAAATGGTAAGTTATCGTGCAGCCATTGGTTAGCGTGAGCCATTTGCATTGAAACAACTATTCCAAAGCAAGCAAAGCCGATTATGTTAAATAGTAGTTCCATTATAGTTTATGTATTTCAAATGCTGACTTATTGTGTATAGCTGTAAAGTCGTTGTAGTTACCTATCGTATGGTGGTAGTCTAAAAAGTTCCAATCATCGGGCAGAATATTCATCAGTTGTGTTCCGTGTTCATTTATTACCTTGTTCAAACTATCCTGGTCTAAGAACGCACTATAGGGGTAAATGTTTTTAGCCTTGTCAAATATCCATTTAAAGTTACGATGCACAATCCAAAAGCCCGCATTAAAATATTTGTTTACATCAACACCCATATTACGG